AGTGATCCGGTTAATCTCTTCCTGAACCGCTTGGCCAATGGCGCGTTCATGGGTCGTCCAGAGTTCCTTGGGAACAAGGTCCGCGGTTACATCGCCGAACTTAGTCGGGGAGGTTTCAAGGATTCGGCGGAGGTCGGTGTATTCACGGGAGAGTTCAAAGGCATCGCCAAGGGCGAGTTTTACCACTGGCTTCCGCTGTTCCTTTGGCGCACCAGCTTCTTCCCTCGCGCCAGAAATCCGATATCCAGAGATGGTCTCATATTCCGGATAAAGCTCCTTAAGCTGGCGCTTGATATCACGAATTAGACTCGGGCCCATGGTGTTGGGCTGGAGGTCATGCGAACTAACCGAAGCAATGTAAAGTTGCTTCTTCATCGGATCAGGGAAGATGGTAATCTCGCCAACAACCTTGCCGGTATGATCGACAAAGTTATAATCCTCCATTCCCTTCCAGATGGACTCGCCCTTTTCCAGCTTAAGCGGCCGATCACCAATGGCAAACATCGGCTCCAAAGCCGCCGAGGTCCGCACTTGAGGCAGCGCCCCATCAATCGCCGGGGCCGCAATGTCCTTAATCGCCGCCTCGTTCTTGGTGATCCCACCCGGCCATGCGCGAAGATCAGGCTTTAATTCGCTCGCCAGTTGCGGATCGACATAGGTAACCCAATCCGCCAACGGAACGTGAACGTCCTCGCCAAAGGTCTTCGCAGCTTCAAGCTTTTCTTCGATCCCCGGAACCCAACCGAGGATACCATCTTCCCTTGAAGGCAGCTTATCGCCATAAAGCCGGATCACTGCATCCGCCGAGATTCCCATCTGGGCATCGGTAAAATGCTGTTCGGCGAAATTCTTAAAAAGTTCCGGATCGCGCTCGCGGGTCGCAGAGTTCTGGGCCTCTTGCAAGGCATTCTGAATCTTATCGACCCATTCAGTATTGGTCTTTTCTTTGATCTGATCAATCAGCGGATGAACGCCGCGAGGCACGTCCACGCCTGCATCTAGCCAAGGCTTAGCAAGCGCCATCGCCTCTTGCTGCCGCACGACCTGACCAATCGCGTGATCGGCATGTTGCAAGCCCGATCCGCCACGACCCATTTCTGATTCAACAATCCCGCGGGCTTCACGCTCGGCGCGTGTTGCGGAGTTCTCATCACCACCCGCCGCGATGGTAGCCTGTCGAGCCAATCCCCCGGCACCGCCCATAAACCCGCCAGCGACGGCATTCAGGGTGCGGAGGGGAATGCCAAGAAACTCATAGGCTCCCTTGGACCAAGCATTGTAGTTCTCAGGGATTTTAAGTGGCTCTTGGGCAAAATGCTCGCCAGCCCCATAGATCGCACCTTTCAAACCCTCCATCAGCGGCTCGGCGATGTAGCGTTTGGGGATGCCCTTACCCCAGATCGGGTGGGAGTCTAAGGTATCGGAGAACGCCCGGCTGGCATTGTCGAGATTACCGTAGTCATCATTCGACACATGATCCGCAAGATCATTCCCACGGATATACGCCGCGATCTGGCTGTTCCTACGAATGATCCCCGCAGTCATATCCGCGCGATGATCTTCTTCAAACCGATCCTGATCAGCATTGATGACAAGTGGCGCAACGCCGGTGGCCCGAGACAATTGAAGTGCCCGAGCCGCTTTGTCAGGATCAGCATCTAAAGCCGTAGTCGCCTTGGCCGGTGCCAGTTCGGTATAGCTCTGGATGATATCATCGTATTCGTTCATTGTGACCTCGGGACGGTCGGAGTCATCGCGGCAGCCGCATCAGAGGCTTGCTTCTTGGCTTTGCCATAGAGCTGATTATACATCTTGGCGTTGTAGATGGACTGAATGTCTTTTTCGGTTGGTGCCGATCCAGTGTCCGCGGTGTATTTGTCAATGATGTATTGCTTCTCCTTCTCAGGAACTTGGACCTTAAAGGCCTGTTCCTTCGAGGGCAGAATCCCAAACCACTTGCCATTGGAGACTTCGCGAACCAGTCGCGAGGAAATCTGGCGAATTTCTTCATCTTTCTTAACAGGATCGCCAGCATTCATGCGGTCATTGAGAATGAGGAACATTGATCCGCGGATTTGGTCATAGTCGTCTTTGTTCTTGGACCGAGTGATCCCAGCATTCCGCAGGATATCATCCGAGATACTCATCGCGTGGTTCAGCGCCGGGTTCTTGTTCTGATCCTTCCAGAGCTTAGCTTTGAGCATATTCAGCTGCTGGCGTTGGCCCGCAGGCATCGCCATCGTAGCGAAATCAGCATTCATCGCGGCGCGCTTTTCATCAGCCGACGCCATTGGATCGGTCAAGCGTCCAAGCCACGTCCGATATTCAATCTGGTTCGCCTGTGTAGCTTCGTAGTCGCCCTTAGCATTTTGCGACAGAAGCTTGCGATATTTATTCTGCATCCTAATCGGCAGCGCGTCCCAAGCAGCTTGGACCTTGGGGTCTTGTACGTCCTCAATCGAGGTTACAAGCTTTCCATCCTTTGCCGGGACAATCGCATTTTCAATGGTGTCGATGTTGTCCTGCACGTCCTCGCGATCAATCGCCTTTTGGCGAGAATGGCGAGTCATAAAGGATTGTTCCATTGCATCCGCGGCTTCGGCATCGTCGCCGAAGAGTTCTTTGGACCGGGCCCGACCCCAATTAGACATATCAGCAGCTGAGGCATTCTTCGCCAATCCAGCAAGGAACCGCTTCTGATAACTAGCCGCGGTGCTAATTCCATCGGTACGCTTCGGATCGGGGTTGTAGCTTCCGGTAAACCATTTATTCGCAGCCGCAAGTGCAGAGCCGCCTTCTTCTTGATATTGGCCAAGTTTAAACTTTGCCAGTTGATCCTGTGCACGAGGATTGTTCAGAAACTCTTGTTCGGTCATTGCAGGCATTCCAGCTTCCTTGAGCCAGTCCTGCAAGTTGGATTGCATTACGCCATAGCGCCCAAGACCGTATTCAGTGATGGTCTTGCCATTGACCTTGTGGGTAACAGGCGGATGCTTGGTGCCATAGTCAGCGCCTTCATTCCCGGCGATCGCCTCAACCACGCTGTCGATTGGCATCTTTGCAGAGGCAATCCCGGCATTATCGCCAGACATAGTCCGTGCCGCTTCCTGCCGAGTAGCAACACTCAACCTTTGCCCGCGGATATAGGTCTGGGCCCGGCCAAGGTCTTCGCCAGTTATGTTCCCAGCCTTAACCGCAGCATCAAGAAGCTTCTGAGCCGCAGGCACATCGCTCTTAGCAAGGCCTTGAATGCGTCCCATGGTCATCTTGGAGTTCATCTGGCTTTCGTAGTTCTTCGTGGTCTGGGCATCCCAACCATGAAGGTCGCCAAGCCGCTGAGCGTCCTTTGCGTTCTGCTCAAGACTTGCCTTGTAGCTATCTTCGTCCTGCGGAGCCAACGCGGCAGCATTCGATCTTGCATCAATCAGCGACTGGGTTGAGCCAATCGCATAGTTCTTCCCCTCGCGCCCTGAATGAGCCGCCGCAGAAAACACCGAGCGCGCCTGTATCGATCGGGATTCTTGAAGATAAACCTTCTGCGCATATGGAGAGTTGAGTTTCTGGCCAATAGCTTCTCGTGTGGAATTTAGGTCTTCGATGTAGGGCTTGTATCCATCGACAGCAGCTTTACCAGAGAGGCTGGAATAGGCCGCATATTTCTCGCCCATCGCAGTGGTGAACTCAGCGACTGCATTAGCAGCATTCGCCTGTTCGTTAAGCTGCTGCATCGCGGTGGCGCGGGCCCAGATTTCATTCCCAGCACCTTCGACGGCCCGCCCAATGTGACCTACCGCATTGGCAACACCCGCGCCAAATGCATCCATTGGGATATTGGATGAGACGGATGGCGTCGCATCGAAGCTAGGCTGAACGCTAGGAACGCCTGTATATGGGACTTGGCTGCTCATCGGCCGTACTCCCATTCAGTCAACGGATCGGGGCCGGGATTGGATAGGTTACTACCACCCTTGCCCCACATACCAAGCTGATTACCCTGAATCCATTTACTCGAAACTGAGCCAACCGTGCCGATGAAAGACGAAACAGCGCCAAGGATGCCTTCGGTTCGAGCATTGCTGGCAGCTTTGGAATAGCCCTTGGCTTGGTTCTCGTAGTTCGTAGCTTGGACCGAGAAATCATAGGCAGTCTTCGCAGCCTTCTCGCGGATGGTGTTAAGGTCCATCTGAGAGACAAGATGCTGGCTAGTCTGAACCTCTTTGGCAGAGCCAGAGTTCACATCAACGCCAGAGGCTCCTTGCGCCGCTTTGATCTGTCCAGCCTGCGCCGCACCGGCGATGCCAGCTTTCTCAGCCTGCTGTTCGCCAACATCGAGAGCATATTTCTGGTTCTGCTTGGCGATAGCAGCATTTTGCCATGCCATCGACGACTGATATTTATAAGCATCGGCTTTGGCACTGCCGCCAAAGAGCGAACCAAAAATACCAGCGGCCCCGGATGCACCAGAGGCCGCCATTCCGATTGTGCCAAGAGTGACTGGATCAGTCATTAGGCCCTCTGAATTTCAAAAGTGTCGCCATTGATGGTTGCGCCAAGTGACTTCAACCATCGCGCGGAATCTTCATGGAAACAATGCCCAATGATCTTGGGATAGAACTCAAGTGCCCTTGCGACTACGCGCTTGGCGTGGCGAGCAACCATGAGTTTGTGATTCTTCGCGGCAGGCATTGTTTGCATCCAAATATAGGCCTCGTCCGAGAGGAACGTTCTGGGGATAAAGCCTATAATACAGAGCAACTCAGATTGGTAGAATCCGGCCAATATATGACTGGATATTCTACCAGCATACACCACTTCTGGTTGTAAAGTCAATCCCTTAAGCTGGTCAAGGGAGATTTGATAGACCTCGCCATTCATCGGCCACCTTCAAGTTCAATGGTGGTGAACAGGCCCAGAACTGTTGCAGGAATCGGATCGGACTGTTGAATGCAGACTTGGCCGGGAACGGTGTAAGTTGGGTCGAGGGTGATCTTGGCATCGCCAGTGACCAGCCCTGTGACAAGCTGATTATCCTGCCCCGCGAGCATCGACGAGACATTGCCGATAACGAGGTCCTTGATTTGAACCAGCCGGTTGAAGCTGGACCCGGCCCAAAGGTTAAGTGCGTCCTTCACCTTCATGTCGATGGAGATGAGTTTCTTAAGCTTGCCTTGGATTGCTCCATCGCCAGTATCGATCGCCAAGGTCTGGAGTTTGCAGGTGTAGCTGAGGCCAATGGTAACCTTAGATGCAGGCGCGGCCAAGGTGAACTCACCATTCGCAGGCATCACAAATGGTGTGATCACAGCGCCATCGGCAAGGCCAGTTACGGTCATCCCGGCTAGATGATCAGCCCCGGTGAAGTTGGTCGCCGGCGAGCCTTCATAACCAAGGCCAGCGTCTACGCACCAAGCATCCTCTACACCTTGAGGGAAGGCGCGTTCAGCAAATCGCTCGATGTACTGGACAGTATTGCCATTGATGGTTCGTTCGACCACAACATAAACCGCGTCGATGGTTCCAGCGTGATTGGTCGGTTCAGTAACCGAGGCGGTTGAATTAAACGCACCGTTGGTGACGTAATGTGACCAGCCGACGAATTCCTGCTCTTTGAGAAAGGTCAGGATAAGCAATGTTCCGTCATTGCGGATCGCATTGACGTTATAGAAAGGCTGTTCCGCCCAGCACCATTCGTCGATGGTATAGCTGTAGAACAGGTGGCTGGCGATGGTTGAGATATCAGTCCCGGTGAAGGTGTTGAAGTAAATATTAAAGGCGAGGTCGCGAATCGCTGAGCCCTTGGACTGGACATAAAGAATGTCATAATTAGCAACGATCGGCGGAACGTCACTGGCCCCAACAAAGGACTGTGGATTAGCGACAATCGAAGACGGGGTCAAGGCTGCGCCAGCCGTGCCACCATTTACAACCCAAGAGGCTTTGTCAGTGAGGACAAGCATACCTGAGTTGGACGGGATGACAGCTTTGATGTTATTCAAAGTGCCAGAGACAAGCGTTGCTGAAATTGAATCATCCGCGCGGGTCGGTTGAGAGATATCAAAGTTGAAGTAGGACCCGGGGCGAGAGAGGTAGAAAGTCTGTGGCGCGCCAAGGAGCCCGCCAAGGAACAGCCGCTGCTGAACAAATCCCGGGACGGTAGGAACGCCATTCGACGTTGCGCCAAGATATGCAGTCGCAGCAGCGGCACCAGCAGAGAAGATAACACTTGGGGCCGACCCAAAGCCAGCGCCAGCGCCAGTCACAACAACCTGACCAACACCCCAAGTCGCAGAGATTTGTGCGCCAGTACCTGCGCCAGAGGTTGAGATTTGGTTGAATGGGTTAGCGGGGACTGATCCGGAGGAGATGTATCCGGGAGACTGAACAGACCATGCGGTGATAGCACCAGCAGCTACGTTGGTCACCAACATAACAAGGCTGCTACCAAAGTTGACGGTATCGCCGATTGCAAAGCCAGCACCGCCAGCCGAGATTGTCGGCACACCTTGAACCTGCAAAACCGCGATGGCAGTTGCAGCGATAGTTGGCGATCCGCCAAAGGACACGGTCGGGACGGTAGTGTAAGTTCCCGGGGTTGTCACAGTGACATGGTCAATGCCAGAACCGACAAATGGGTTCTTGGATATCGGCGGAGTTTGGGTAAAGTCTGCCGCGATGTTGGAGTCGATGAAGTTCACGTCTTTGCAGGTCCCAACGAATCCGTATTGAACGCCAACAGGCAGGACACCAAAGTACGAGACCTGAGTCTTATAGACGTTATATGCGACAGCACCTTGAACCGCCGCCCAAGTTACCTTGACAGTTCCTGTAACGGTTCGCATGTCAAAGGAATATAGCGCGGCAGGATTGGACATAGAAGATTCTTGTCCATTGGTGCCAATCGAAGTTACCCCATAGGAATAGTTCGTCGGGATTGCTCCAAGGACGTAGACAAACGACCCCGTCGCAGTTGGCGTTCCGGGAGCCGAGATGGTCGCGCCGATTACCATCGGGACCAGTGTCCAGTTGGTCGCGGCGATCAGAGTCAGAACATACGGCGAATGGTTCGGATGGCACAGGACCATCTGGTTCACAGACTGCGCGAATTTAATCAACCGCAGATCATCGCTGCTAGTGTACGGCGAGGAAATGGTATAAACCCGACTGGCTGTGCCGCCAGAGACATAAGTGCCATACCCGGTGGAATTGATGTTGGTTCCATTCAATCCGGCGATGGTGACGTTGTTCCCCGCCACCGCGGAGACAATGAAATACTTCTCGTTAAGTTGAGTCATCCCAAGGACGTCTTGGACATATATCCATTCGCCAACGGAATAAGTATGTCCGGGGATGGTCAAGACACAGGGATTGGCTTTGGTTGCTGCGGTTATGGCGATGCCGGTTTCAATGATTGGCGATCCACGATAATAAAAGCGGATATATCCATCGCCAAATTCAAGCACATAGCCTACGGTGAAGCTGGCTTGAAAGGAGATAAGCCGGACCGGCGTCGCAGATTTATAGGCTTGAAGAATGTATTTGGTGCCAGTTCTAGTGCTGGCCCCGCCGCGGTAGTCTACAAAGAAATTCTCGAGCAGTGCCGCGCCAGCTTTATACTTTGTAAGGTCCACACGCGCGTAGAGGTTTGGTGACCATTCGCCAGAATTGAAGCTAGCTTGCACGACAAGATGAGGCATTGGGCCCTCTTATAGAGTGATTGGGAATACTGGGCCCCAGTTAAACGACCAGCCATTCTGGGTGTAGATATCAAGCGCGTCGAATCCACGAACCCTGATCCAATCCGGGGTTACGTCGTTAACAGTCAGGCCTTCGTTGCCATCATCGCCACGAGCCTCGGCGATCGCACGATTGGCTTCTTCAAGTGCAAGCTTGGCGAGGTTTTTATCGCCGGAGAGTGGAATGCAGATTGTTGCGCCAAGGACCTTTGACAAGGCCTCTTGGAAGGCATCGTCCATTACATTGATATCAGTGACGTCGCGGCAATAGACAAGGCTGGCGTTGGGCTGATCGGTGAGGATCACCCGTTGAGGCGAAGCGGCGCCATAAGTCAGGTTGAAGGTCGCACCAGAACCATTGCCATCGGTTGAATCTTGTACCTGCGGATTGGTCTGCGGAGCGAAGTAGCTACCACCTTTTGGCGAGGACGAACCAAGCACTTGGTTTACAACCGAAGCTGTAGCCACAGCTGAACCAGAAAGGGTTTCAACTCGAAGCTGAGCCGGGGCGCCGATTGGCGATTGGCCCTGCTGGATTCCGGGGAGGGTGATGATATCCCCAACAGCATAACCAGTTCCACCAGCCACAACAGCAGCGGCGGTCACCGGTCGGAAAGTATCGGTCTGAACCGCGAACTTAACCGGCGGGCCTGCGGGAATGCCAACGCCAAAGCCAACTTGGCTCATTGCCGGAATCCACGCCGCGTAGATGCAATCCACCGGATATTGATATTCATAGGTCCATGGCGGAGAGGGCAAGCCGGGAACCCAAGGCTGTCCGACTTGCGTGGTTGACGTATTCTCAGGAGTGCCGGGAAGGGACGTGATATACACCAGATTCGCCGTTCGCAACACACAGTTCCACGGAGCCATCCGGATCAGCCGCTTCCGAACTGTGTCGTAGGCAAGGTTGATCTGAATCGCTTCGTTGGTGGAATTGGCCGCAAGCTCGCCATCCGTCACCGTGGTGCGGGTGCCGATAACTTGCAATGCACGATTGGCGATATCGGTGGGAGTGGTCATTAGAACGCCTCGATCCGAGCGGTCAGGATATCATTATAAGCGTTCATATGATGAGCCTGCTGAACAAGCTGTTCCTGCTTATCGGCAGGAAGTTCCTTGAACTTGGCGCTGCCAGTGAACTCGACAAGCTTTTCAAGCCGATCAAAGAGTTCACTCTGCTCATCGACAACGCGCTGCTGCCAATCTTCAAGTTTATCGGTCATTAGCGTTTTCCTTGGGTTCCGGAAGTTCCATGATTGGTTGGCGAAGAACTCTGCTTCGGACCTACCGGCGGATCATATGGCAAATCCTTTTTCTCGGGTTTGCCACCATCATGCGTTCCAAGCTTTGCCATGTTAGCCTCTCTGCGATCCAGACTTGTGGATGGTGGTTGTAGCCTTGGGCGCTTCAATACCACGACCTTCATACAACGGCTCTGGCGAAGTACAAACCTGCTGTAGGCCAATGCCAGAAACAGAGCCAACATTTACTCCATAAGATCGCGGTTCAACCTTAGTCTGGCCACGAGAACTATTTCCTGATCCCTGTTTCATTTGCTCACTCCTATTGCTCGTGTGTGATCCCAACGATTGTTTTCATCCTTTACCATTTCACGGCGAACCTTCTCAAAAGTTCCGCCATCAGTGTGGGCCTCAGTTAGAAGCTGCCGAAATCGATCATCACAACGTTCCATTTCCTTGCGAATGTAATCTGGCGGCGGATTGCCACGTTCCTCAAATATATTGATTATGTCGTGTAGGTCGTGCCAGTACATAACAAATCGACGCATCTTCTCGTGGACTTCTTTCTCGGCATCATGTAAAGCATTGACCACTGTCGACATAAGATCGCGCATTACATGAATGTCTTGTGCGATTTGATTCAAGGCTTCTTCTGAGGTTAGTTTAGGCATAGCCGATCCTACAGATTACCTCTTGACAGATTTAAAGGCTTCATTTATTTTATTGATCATAGGTCGAGCCTTTTCCAACGCAAGTCCTACTGCATAGTTGGCGGCGCCTTCTGCTCGCGCATAGTCACGAAACGCTTCGATATCCGATGCGGTAAGTGTGACAGTCGGCGGCTCAGAAACTTCCTCGGCATAAGCTGAAGTTGCAAACAAGGCTAGGAATATGTATAGGCTTTTCATATTGAGGTTCCTCATATGCAAGCACCGGCCGTCGTTTTCTTGATGATATTGCCACTTGCATCAAGACATAGCGACGCGGCTGGTGTTCCCGTTGTCACGGCTGGAAGCTGGATTACCTGTCCGGCAGATATGTTTAGCGCAGGTGTCGATCCATTGGTATGGAAGGATAATGTACTTCCTTCAAATACAAGCGGTGTAAAGGCTGTACCTGTATTGTTGACGCCGCC